TACGAACCGCTAACAGGCGGCGCGGTTATCTGGGATCTCGCCAAAGACGTGAACTCCGAGGGCTTCAAAAAGTGGGCGATCACCTACAACGGAGGATCGCTATGACGAAATCGCTAACGGTATCCGTCGCGCCGGCGGCGGAACAGAAAAGCTGTCTAGCCGCCGCCGACCGAAAGAAGCTAGAAACGATGATCGCCACCGAGGACAAGCTCGACGCGAAAGAAACGGCCGCCGCCCTCGCCAAGATCATCGATGCCCCCGCCAAAGGAAAAGAGATCAGCCACGATATCATGATCCGGGGGGGCACGATATCGATAGTGGATCGGTCGGCTACGTGCTGCACATGCTTCGCCGACGAGGATACCCTGATCCGGGGAGACACCTGGCTCGAAATGATCGAGAAGTATGGGCCGGAGGCGAAGCTGCTGGAGGCGCTCGGAGTGACCGAAGACCTCCGGGAGCCCGAGTACCGACGGGAACCGGAGCCGGAACCGATCGAGGAGGCGAAATGCCGATAACGATGCTTGAGTTCCTTCGTCCCTTCCCCTGGGGAGGGCGGCTCTATCAGACGGGGAAACGCATAGCTCCGGCGGATTTTGAGATGTCCATGCTGGAACAAACGCGCCTCGTCCGGGACGGGATCGTAAAACTAGTTCAAGGGTGATAAAAATGACGTACACTTCGACCTGGGAATATGGCGAGTACGACCTCGATGACATCAAGGCTCGCCTCCTGGAGATCTGTCTCACGGCCGAGCTGACGGCATGGGCCGCCTCCACCGACCAGACAAAGGACATCCTCCTGACGCGGGCCGTCCAGAAGCTCGAATCTCTCCAGTTCCGGGGCGAGAAGTACCTTTACACCCAAGACGAACAGTTCCCCAGGGTCGATCGGGCCGGCAACGTCTACGACTACATCGACGACGAGTACGTGATCCCCCAAGCGATCATCGACGCGATCGCCCTTGAGGCCGTGGCGATCCTGGCGAAGTCCTCAGATTCGGAGATCGAAGACCTCCAGGAACGGGGCGTCAAATCGGTCCGGATCAGCGGGACGGGGCTCCAATACGAGTTCTCCGGGAACGCCACGGCCAAGAGGGGCGGCTTCTCGTCCGATCGGGCTTATACCCTCCTGAAGCGATACCTGGCGACGGAGGCGATGGCCTTATGAGCCTCATAACTCCCCTCCTCAAGCAGACGGCGACTCATAAACCGTTCGTGAGCGTGAATAGCTGGGGTACAAAGACCTACGGGACCACGGCGACGATCAAATGCAGATACGAGAAGCTGTCCAAGCTCTTCCGGGGCGTTGATCTGGAGACCTGGACTTCCGAAGCTCACGTCTTCGCCGACGTCGAGCTGAAAGAGGGGGACCTCATCAGTTATGGAGGAGTCGAAAAAGAGATCCAGAAGATCAGCCACATGCCCGATCTGGACGGCTCAAACACCTTCTGGGAGGGATGGTTGTGAAGAACGTTCAAGTCACATGGAAAGGTAAAGTCCTTTCAGCCGCCGCAAAGCAGGCGGGGCTCAAGCAGATCCACCGTGAAGCCGAGGACATCCTCACCGCCACGATCCCCAGGACCCCGATACAGGACGGACCTCTCCGGGCGTCCGGCCATGTGACCGACGTCTCCGACGGCTCCCAGATCGCCTTCTCTACCCCCTACGCCGTCCGACAGCATGAGGACACCAGCCTCCACCACAAAGAAGGCGAGGCGAAGTTTCTCGAAAAGACTTTCGCCGAGAGGCAGGGCGGGGCGATCAAGAACATAGGCGACGCAATCGGGGTGGTGTTACGATGATCATAACGTCTCTGATGGTCCTGCCCGGTGTCGGGAAGGGTTGTCCTGAGTGGACGGAGAAGTACGTGGCGTCCTGCGGCATCCTGGACGGCCAGTTATTCGAGACCAAGTTTGCGATGAAGGGGACGTCCTTCGCGCTGATGCCGCCGGGGAGGCCGTCCCCTACATATCTGGCGGGGTGGTGATCAGGATTCATGATTGCATACTGTGGACAGTGGCCGAATACCTCGACGAGAACTGGCAACGGCTCCAGGCGTCGGATATTGCCCCAGTTCCGGGGTGGGGGATAGACTGATGTCGATTATGGGTCTCAGATGGGAGATCAGATGGCGGATACGGAAGTGGAAAAACCGGTTTAACAGAATAAGGAGATGTGAAAAAAATGGCAGAGTTTAGAGATGGTGTCAAGAACACCACAGTAAAGCAGATACTGAACATGATGGACGGCCTCGGCGAGATGGTCGAAGAGAGAGCCGCTCGGATGGAAATGCAGATGGTCCGCAGCCAGAGCTCCGAAATAGGCAGCGGATTCATCAAGGACGCGGATGGGGTGGACGACTTAGGCATCCTCCTGAAGAACGTCGCGGCTCTCAAGCAGGCCGTGAACGATGGGCTGGACGCCGTTGTAGTCGTAGCAGGCGGCGCAAAGAATGTACACCACGACTTCGAGGAGCTGGCGATCAACCGCTACACTGGAGCACCGATCGACGATACGAAGTGATACACCATGCCAGACCTAAATGCTATCTGTCCGGTATGTGATCAGGACATCACGATACCGGAGAGAGTAATAACGATCGCCGTCCGGAGGCGGGCAGACACGGGGGGCAAAATCATGCTCCCCTGCCCCGAATGTTGCAGGGTACTCGTCCCGGACGAGGCGGTGCCGGGGGGCGAGGGCGAGCTGATCCAGTGGATCGCCGCCAAAGACGAGGACGACAACTGGCTCAAGTGCATCCCGATGCTGGACCCGATGCATGAAAAAATGCCGTCGGGATCAGTGGAGCATCACGGCGTCAAAGAGTATCGGGCAGGGGCCGGGGACGAGCCTCTCACAAAGCGGGCCTACATGGTGAAGTACGGCATCGATCCGGAATGCAGCCTAAAGAAGCAACGGGGAGGATGAGATGGAGACGTTCACAGGAGAACTCGTCCCCGGCCAGGAGTTGGTATCGACCGACGGCCGCCGGTGGATCGTAGACGAGAAGAGCGAACTCGTCCCGGTGGAGGGTTGATCGATGCAGAACCAGGGGCTTATCGTCGGGATGACCATGATCGCCGGGTTCTTCGGCTTGTCGGCCTTCTCGATCTATTCAGTGACGAACGGATCGGCTGAGGTCGAAGAACTCCTCCAGCTCTACGAGGGGCTGGGGAAGGTGGCGGCCATGACCGGCATCCCCGCGATCCTGGGCTTCTTCCTGGCATCCAGAGGCCAGACGAGCGGGGGAGAATAGATGTTTGGCGAGGATGCGCTCCTTGAGGCCGCCGGGGGCGACTTCAACCTCGTCCTGATCGCCGTCCTCGTTATCGGGCTGGTGGGGTCCTTCATCTGGGCGCTCAAGATGATCATCGCCCAAAACCAGCGGTTCCAGGATTGTATCCTACACAAGTTCGATCTGTTGGTTGACACCCTGAAGGACTATAAATGTGATACGGAGGACCGACTAAACGAACACGACAAACAGGCGAAAGAGATTAAAACCACTGCCGAGCGAATCGAGACCAACCTCCGGGCGAGACCTTGTATGAGAGATGATCGACGATGACCTGTATACCCACATCTGTATATTATATGGGTTCTGTGCCGGGATATTTTGCTTAGTGATGGCAACATTGCTAATTAGCCTGAAGCTGTGGCTGGATGTATATCATCATAGGTGGTTGGAAGCGATCGACACGTTGATGGACGAGGTGAAAAAATAATGGATCGGGCATTGGCATATCTGGAGGCTTCGGCCCCGTTCTGGATGGGGGCGGTCATGCTGGCCGTCATCGTCGCGTGGTTCGTGGTCCCGTTCGTCTGGGAGATCGGGGGGCTGCCTTGAGCGTCATAACCGACATCGGGGCCGCTATAATATCGGCGGGACACGTGACGGCGGGAACCCTGTTCTACGGCTACCTGCCGTCTTCGCCTGTCGCAGCCGTCATGATCAAGGTCTACGGCGGTAAACCCGACGACCTCCTAGGATATGAGTATCCCCGGTTCCAGATCCAAGTCAGAAATAGCAATCAACAGACAGCGGCGAGCCTGATGCATTCGATCAGAGCGACGTTGACCAAAACGAACGAGACGCTGAGCGGGACGAGATACCTGCTTTGCCGGGCCTTGCATCCTCCGGCGCAGTTGAGCATGGAGAACGACACCGGGATAGTCCGGTGGTATTGTGATTTTGAAGTGATTAAAGTAATTTGAGGTGAGATAGAAGATGACTGATGCTTTTGTTTGGGCGGGAACGCTCTACATGGCCGACGAAGACGAAGGCGACACGGCGAAGACCGATGGGAAGCCGATCGCTGAGATGGTGGACGCCGGCTCTGATGAACAGATGGACATGGTCGAAGTGACCAGTCGGGATAGCAACAACAACAAAGAGTACATCCCCGGCCTCTATGGGGCGACGATCGCCTGCACGGCGAACTTTTTGAAGGCCGATACCGACGGCCAGACCGCCATGAGGACGGCGTTCGCGGGCCGACTGGTCAAAGGGTGGAGGCTCAACTTCGACGACGGATCGAATGAGGGACACGGCATCTACGGGAACGGGTATGTGAAGAGCCTGAAGACCACGACTTCGGTCGGTGACAAGGTGACTCTGAACTTCGACATCCAGTTTACCGGAGCCGTAGTCTACGACCCCGACGCCGCGTGATCGGAGGTATAATCGATGACAAGCGCCGCAATAGTCGGGAAGTCCAGCTTCTATATGCAGACCGCCGCCGCCAGTGGCGCCTTCTCCCAGGTGGCTCTCGTAGACCTGGGAGATCAAAAGCACTGGCAACCGGCGGCGGTCTCGAATTGGTTTTGGGATGAGGACTCCGCTCTCACGGTGGATAAGAGGCTCGTCGCCGTCCTGGAAACCGCGCAAGGGTCTCACAAAGATCTCAAGTTCGTGGCGAAAGCTTACGCCACGGTGCCAACCGTGACGTACACCGACCCCGGAGCACAGGGCGATCTCGCCGTTTCCGTCGTCGGGAACGATATTACCGTCACCCTGGAGTGCGATGAGTTTGACGAAGAGGTAAGCACCGCCTCAGAGATCATGGCCGCTATCAACGTCCACCCGGCCGCATCCGCCCTCCTGAAAGCCTACCTCAAGACGGGAAGCGATGGGTCCGGTATCGTCGGGGCGATGGTCCAGACGAGCCTCTCCGGGGCCGCCAACTGGGCCGAGATCGTTGCCGGGATCACCGTAGAATACCTCCCCGCCATCGTCACTCTCGCCGCAGCTCTGAATGAGTATGATGAGGTCCGGGCGACCGGTAAGAAGTTTACCGTCACCGAAGCGGGGGCATCTTACGACTTCGACACTTCGTTAGACGTTGACATGGTGGAGGCGACGAACCGGGACTCAGAGAACGCGAAAGAGTACGTCCCTGGCAACATGGGCGGGACGGTATCGGTGGGAGAGTTCTTCGTGTCTCCGGGGAGATCCGACGACTTGGTGGACGGCTCCAAACTAATCGTCGTCGCGTTCGTCGATGTGGACTCTACTCCCTATGATCTGATCGTGGGATGGGGGTATCTGAAGGGGTATAACCCCTCGTCGTCCGTGGGAGCGGCGGTTGACTCGAAACTCACCTGGACCTATACGGGCGAGGTGGGGATCTATCACTGCGACTACTCTGCATAGTAGGAGATAATTATGTCGAAACCTAAATACTTCAAGTTCGGGCAAAGCCAGAGAGAGTACAAGTTCACCTTCAAGGCTCAGGTGGCCTTCGAGAGCCTGTCGGGCCTCTCCCTGGATCGAGCCCTGGCCAATGTCGGGATGAGGACGGTCCTCTCCCAGGCCGTCTTTGTGATGGTGCAAGCCTGTGATCCGTCGGTCGATATGGAGGAGGTGTACGAACTCCTGGACGTCCAGGCGGGCGAGAAGGGCGGGCTCGATGCCATCCAGGAGGCCATAATCGAGGAGATGATGGTGGCGCTGGGAAACCCCCAGGCCGATATCAAGAACTACGTCAGGGCGATCAAGCTGGAGAGGGCAAAGGGGAAGCGGGACATCTCTCAGTTCATGGCAAAGAGAATAAAGGACCTCGAAGCCGAGGAGGCGAAAGAACCGCCTGGACCTGGCGAGACGCTGAAGCCCTCGGAGTAGGGACGCTCGGCCTCTCGCCGGACGAGTTCTGGAACCTCACCAACGACGAATTTGAGATCAAGATCGATGCTTACCGGGACCGCGAAGAAGCCAGGCAGGAAGCCTTGGCGCATCTCGCCTGGAACACGGCGGCCCTGGTGGGAGCGGCCTTCGCCGGGAAGCTGAAGAAGTTCGAGGCGTGCTTCCCGGCCAGACGAGAACGGATCGAGAAGCCCTCTCTGGAGGATAGGATCAGGGAGGCATGGGAATTGCATGGCATCGAGCCGCCAGAAGAATACCAGCACGTGAAGACGAAGAAAAGGTGAAACATGGTCGAAGTGGAGTTGAGTTGTGGGGGGCTATCCACTGCCTCCCTGGGATCGCAAGTGGTCGCAGGCGGAGGCGACTCCATCAACAGGCTTCTCGAACCCACTCCACTTCTTCAGCGATGCAGACGAATCGGCAATGCTGAGTCCAGTGAGATGGGAAACTTTATCCGAGGGGATGATCCAGACGTGCTCAGGTACAAGTGTATTCCTGTGATCGAATGCGAGACAGATGAAGTAGTCAGCGACCATATTTTTGCGGATATTGAACGACCACCTGGTATTTTTGGATTCGTGTTGGGGCTGACGACACGCGCTCTTGACATCGACTTTATATCCTCGACCACATACAAAATCAAACCCTGGTGTATTCAGCGGAGCCCTGTCAACCTTATTGAATGTTGCCACAAGAACCCGCTCAGCGACATGCACTCCGAGATATTGAGAACACGTTGGATTCGCATAGTACGGGTTATATACCCCAAGTTTGTGAAGTCTGTCTCTCGCGGTTTTCGAGATGCACTCTTTACATTTCCGATTCAATCCATCCGAGATATGCGTGTTTTTACTAAACGCTTCTTCGGGCTTATTGATTCCGCATTTTGTGCAAGTACGCATACTACCATATATCCAGCTTCACCTATTTATAACTTCCCGGAGGCGGCAAAGTGGTAGAGGCTGGCAGAGTGGAGGCGGGTCTCTATCTCACAGATAAGGGATTCGATAGCGGGCTAAACACCGCTGGCGGGAAGCTTGATAGCTTCGCGGGAAAGGTTGACTCCGTCGCCTCAAAAGCTGGCGAGCTTGGGGGGAAGCTCACCGCCGGGATCACCCTTCCCGTCGTTGGAGCCGCCGCCGCCGTCCTGAAGCTGTCGGGCGACTTTGAACAATCGATGGCGAACGTCGCCTCCGTCACCGGCGGCGGTATCGAAGCTCAGAAGAAGCTCACCGAAGCCGCCAGGGAGGCCGGAGCCACCTCAATCTTCTCAGCGTCCCAGGCCGCCGACGCTATGTATTTCTTGGCGTCGTCCGGGATGGATACCGAACAAATCATCTCATCTCTTGGCGGCGTCCTGGCGATGGCCGGGGCGAGCGGCCTCGATCTGGCGAAAGCGGCCGATATCGCAACGGTCTCGATGGCTCAGTTCCAGATGGGGGCCTCCGAATCTGACCGGGTCGCTAATGCGATGGCCGCCACGGTCTCGGCGACGAACACCGATCTAGCTCAACTCGGCGCGGGCATGGCTCAGGCGGGCGGGGCCGCATATTCTGCCAATATGTCTTTCGAGGAGACGGCGGCGGCTCTCGGCCTGATGGCCAACGCCGGAAAGAAGGGCTCCGAGGGTGGCGTCCTTCTAAGAAACATGCTGATGAGCCTCTCAAAGCCATCTAAAGAGGTTAACGACACGCTGGCTTCGATGGGATTGAAAGCAAAGGATGTCGATCCTACCCTGCGCAGTTTCGGTGATATCCTTGATACTCTAAAATCCAAAAATATTACACTCGCCCAGGCACAGGGGCTTTTCGGTAAAGAGATGGGGGCGGGCGCTCTAAACGCCATCAGTTTGGCGGATTCTTACGGGACGTTGGTCGATAAGGTCACAGACACCGACAAAGCTTACAGCATGATGGCTATCCAGACGAACACCCTCTGGGGAGCCATGAAAGAGATGCGGTCTGCCGCCGAGGAACTCGCCCTCGTCTTCGGTGACGTCCTCATCCCTCCGATAACCTCACTGGTGAAAGACCATATCACCCCCTTCGTCCGGAAGCTCGGCGAGATGGACTCCGGGACGGTGAAGCTGATCGCCACCATCGCCGGTGTCGCCGCCGTTATAGGGCCTCTACTGATAGCGTTCTCTATGATGCTCCCTGCCGTGGCTCTCCTCATATCACCTATCGGGCTTCTCGTCGCCGGTCTGGCGGCCCTCTTCATCGGAGGGAAGCTCGCCGACGACTGGCGCGGGGCGTTCTCGGCTCTTCCGGGGATAGTCAAAACGGCGTTTACAAAAGCCGTATCGACCGCGAAGACGGTTTGGGCGGGGCTGAAAGGCATCGCTCACGACGTCGCCAATTGGCTTAGGAACGTTGACTGGGGGGCGGTCTGGGATACCGTCATCCTGGGAGCTTATACGGCGTTCGGAGCCTTGCAAAACCTTGGCTCCTATATCGTCGATGGGATGAAGTCGATCGACTGGGGCGGGATGTGGGATCGGCTCGCCAATATCGGCGGGACCGTCGCCGACCAGATCAGGTCGATCGACTGGTCCGGGATCGGGTCTACCCTCAAGACGTCGCTCGCCTCCGCCTGGGATGCCCTGACCGATCTGGGGGGATCGATCAAAGACAAGATCCTCTCGATAGACTGGCGGGGCGTTGGTCAGTCGATCATCGACCTGATCGGGGCCGGGTTTGCGGCGGTCATGGATCTGGGATCGAAGATCAAGTCGTCAATCATGGCGGTCAACTGGTCCGGGGTCGGCGACTCGATCATATCAGGAATCAGGACGGTCATCTCTGCCGCCTCAGATCTCGGCTCGATGCTGGCCGATAAGTTCCGGTCTTATGGTGGGTGGGGGGCGATCGGAGATACGATCACCTCAGCGATCAGGACGGCGATCAATGCCGCCTCTGACCTGGGATCTGCGATATCCAAGAAGATCGAGAGCTACGGGGGATATGGAGCGATCGGCGAAACGATCGTCAACGCTATCAAGAAGATCTTTTCCAACGCCATCGACCTAGCCACTACCATCGGCGACAAGATCAAAGGGTGGTCCGGATGGGCTGGTGTCGGCGACAAAATCAAAGACGGGATCACCGGGGCCTGGAAGACGTTTACCGGCTGGCATGACGCCCTGAAAAACAACCTTACCGATTTTGCGGAAGGTGGGGGAGCTTATACCATCGGTCAGAAAATCGGCATAAAAATATCAGATGCTTTCGGAGCCCTTGCTGATTTCGGGCGGAAAATTGGCGAAGGAATTCATAACTTCTTCGCGGGCGGGGAGGGGCAATCGACCGCTCAGAGGGTAGCCGTCGCGGTATCGAATGCATTCACGACGATCCAGGAATGGGCATCAATCGGTCGGAACATGATCTCCGCGATCTTCTCGGGTATCATGGACGGGGCCGCTCCTATGGGGCTCGGGTTAAAAGCCTGGTTCTATGAGATGTGGGCTGATATTCTCGCCGCCACCCCCGGAGTTAACAAGATCGCCGGAGGATACATAGAACAAGTCAGCGCCCAGGCAGCGGCTTATCGGAAAGAGCAAGCCGACGCCACGGCCCGGTTAGCCCCGATAGCTGAAATGTCTTGGTCCGATGCCAGCAAGTACACCACTTCCGGGTATGTTCCGGTCGGAACGTATGCATCGCAGGCTACGTCGCCCTCGAAAGCATCGGAACTGGGAATATCCACCTCGATGACGTCCGCCGGTAAAACCTGGACTTCACAGACCGGGGCGAGTTATACCGTACCGACGAGCATCGCCGGTGTAAATTATGCTATAACAGGTCAATCAACAGTCGCCGACGTCGAAAATATAATCGACGATCTGATAGCTAAAGGGTTCACAAAAGCCGAGATACCTGAGATACTTAAACAAATATCCACCGAAGCTGGAAGCTACAAACTGCCCGCTGCAGCACGGTCTCTGGACGAAAAATATGCTCAAGCCGGGGCCGGGGCAGGCGGGGAGCTCACCGGAATCAGCGCCACGATGGAGAAGATGCAAGTTAGCATGGCCGGGGTCGAATCCAACACGGCCGCTATGGTCCAGGGTACTTCTGAGGTAGCGGCGGCGACATCATCCACCTCCGCAAACACCTCCGGGACGGTACAGGCGGTCCGGGATCAGATCGCCGAGTTCGTGGCGAGCCGCAAAGACTGGGCATCACAGCATGCCGAGACCATGCAGGCTTTCACCGCCACGCAAGAGAAACAGCTCGGACCTCAGCCCGGCCAGATAATGAGCAAGGCCGACGTCGCCGGGTTTGCCAACGCCGTCACCTATGCCATCAGTCCGGAGACCGGGAAGCTGACCGCCTATATCGGATCGGCGGGTAAGCAGCTTGAAAAGCTCGCCGTGAACGGCGGGACAGAAATATTAAACTCAGGATATACTTTCAATAACACGGTGTCGGGATCGGCGTTCAATTTCGAGAGTCGGATTGCCGCCGCCTCCGATACTGCTGGCATCCTGCAAGTAGGGTACGGCCAGCAGGCGGGAGAATACCAGCTCACCAATGCCGCCCAGGTCGGCCAGGTCACAAAGGCCGCGACTGGAGAGGCGGCGTCAACATTCAAGACCAGCGTCTACTCGTCTGGTGTCGATCTCGAAGAGCGGGCCAAAGTAGCAGCGTCGTACCTGGAGCGGGGCGGGACGATCTCTCTCGATTCGATCAAGGAAGCTCAGTCTATCTGGAGCGGGGCGATAAATCAAACCGCCGCGGCCTGGAAAAATACGGTCCTGACAACGGCGCAAACCGTCAGCACGATTGATCGAGAAACGGCCGCGATCAATGGCCAGGTGGCAACCTCCAGCAGCTCGATCGCAGGCCAAACGACCGTGCAGGCGGCGATAACAGCCAGCAGCATATCGCAAACCGCAAGCCAGATAGCCGCCAGCGCCCTCACATCTTCAGCGAATACTTTTGCCATGAGTGCCTACTCGTCTGGCGTCAATTTTGAGGAACGGGCGAGGATCTCGGCGAGTTATATCGAGAGCGGTGGGGCTTTCGCTTACGATCGGGTTATGGCGGCGCACAGCTCCTGGTTCTCGGGGGTGGATGTATCAGCCGGGATATGGAAGACAGCCGTCAAGGAATCGGCTAACGATCAAAAGTCTGTCCTGGGGGCGGTCCTGGGATCGCTGGCGGGACTCGCCAAAGTCGTAGGGTGTGCGGGGGGGACCTGTTACACCGCTGGCGGAGGGACGACGAGCGGGCAGGGGTACAGTTACTCGGCTGGCGGGATGTGTGAAGAGTTGGGGGGTCCGATGCATGGCTACAATGCCCTCATATATACAGCGCCCAACGGGACTGTCTACGCGATCAACCCGATGACTCTTCAATCGTCGGGGGGCGTCTCGGGGGCGATTTCGTCGGGGGGCGCGACGGTGTTATCGACGTCGTCGGGATCGTCATCAACCACCACTAGCAGCGTCACCCCAACAGTATCGAGCGTATCCCAGGCATTGGCCAGCAACCCGTATAGTAGCAGCAACGTTACACGATTCGCCAGCGGCGGCCAAACCATCGACGGCCCCCGGCTCGCCATCGTCGGAGACAACCCCTCCGGCCGAGAGGCGATCATCCCCGACGAGGTCTGGGGCGGGAAAGGTGGCGGGTCCGTGACGGTCATAGTGGAGCTGGACGGCCGCCGGATCGCAAAGACGATCGCCCCCAGGATGGCCGACGAGATCCGGGTCGTAGCCGGGCCGAGGGTGAGGTGATGACCCCCATTTCGGCCCGTCAACCTATACCGTCACGGCCTGAAAAGGTACTCATAACGAGGGGGCTATATAAATGCTAATCACCATCGCAGACGTTCCTCTCTGGTCCGGCCTCCCTCCTGCCGCCGTCACCTTCGAGACGCTCGGCCTGGGAGAATCGTTTGAGTCGCTCGGCCTAGACGAGACCTTCGAGACCTTGTGGTGGACATGCGCCTGGGATACCGGGATCGCGTCGGGGTCGTTCGTCCTCTCCGACAGGCTGGAGGAGAGGAGCACTTGCAGTTTCACGGTGAATGACACGGCCCTCGCCTGGGCGTTCCGCCAAAGCCAGAGGGTCTCCATCACCGACTACCTGGGGGCCCTGATCTTTTCCGGGTATATCGATCGGGTCGAGGAGCACCTGGAACCAGGGACCGGGATGGTCCGGCATACCATTGACTGCATCGATAATCACTATCTGGCCGACAAGAGGATCGTCGCCTATTCGGCGGAGGAAGAGACGGCCGGGGATATCGTCCGGGACCTCATCGACGAGTATCTATCGTTCGAGGGCATCGTCGCCGGAACGATCGAGGACGGGCCGACTGTCTCGGAAGCCATCTTCGCCTACATCCCGGCATCCGAAGCCATCTCCGACCTCGCCGAGCAGGCCGGGTTCACGTGGTGGATCGATCAGTGGAAGGCCCTCCACTTCATGGCGAGAGGATCCAACGTCGCCCCCTGGAACCCCACCGACGAGGACATGATCGCCGGGACGGTCATAGTCGAACGGAAAAGCGAAGAGTACCGGAACCGCCAGTACGTCGTGGGGGGTCTCGCCGCCACCTCGGAGCAGACCGAGACCTTCACCGGCGACGGCCAGGTGACGACCTTCTCACTAGCCTATCCTGTCAAATCGATCACCTCCATCAAGGTGAACGACGTTGCTCAAACTGTCGGGATCCGGGGCGACTCCGGGAAAGACTTCTATTATGCCGAACAGCAGGCCAGCGTCAACCAGGACCCGATGGGTGTTAGGCTGGAATCGGTCGATATTCTCGAAGTCAAATATATCGGCCTCTTCGACGTGATCGCCGTCTCGGAGGACGCCGCTGCGGTCAACCTCCGCCAGACCGCCGAGCTGACCACCGGGTACGTCGAGGCCGTCGCCGTGATGCCGGAGGTACAGGACCAGATCCAGGCTGAGAACGTCGCCGCTGCAAAGCTCACCAAATATGCGATCGACGGCTCCACCCTGAGGTTCATCAC